GTGTTACGCAAACTAATAAGCGGATGAGAGAATCATCGCCCATGAGTTTGATGAGCATGTCCTTTGTCAATGGGATTTCCATTGCGCTAAGAACTGTGATCAGCATGACACAATTATACATTGAGTCAAGGTATTGAGTGGTGTACAGACCAGATGGTATGCCAGCGTGAAGTCTGGTATAAACTTCTCCGTTAGGAAGGAGAACTGGTGTCTGATGAAAGGCGTCGATTGTCCATTGCCATAAGCGTTGGAGTCGGGCTTCTTTGTCAGAGGTCCAGTCAGACTGAGTGTCTGAGTAGTCGGTCGTGGGTACGTAACCACGGGAAAAATCGAGGAACGAACGTTGGATGTTAAAGATGTCGTCTATAACTGAGAAAAGTGCGAATTTGTCAAAGCGTTTCCAGTCAATCATTAAGATTGTGGTACGATTGTACTTGTGCATTAACTCGTAATTGAGTCGCATCCATCCACCGTTAAAGGTTTCATAACCCCAGAGCAAAGGAGAGTATCCTTTGTGGGATTTGTAGTGAGCGAACAGGGGCCAGAAAAACATAATTTGTGCTATGATCCAGGGTTTGGGAACTCCGAATATGCTTCGTGCTTTTGCTGGGGAGGCGGTTGTAGTCAAGGCTGTCTTTATGTGGAGCAGCATTTGATAGAAGTACCGGTGTGGTGGTTCTTCTGAATTCTTGATTTCGTGATGCCATCTTCGAGTGTAGTCGAAAATTATTGGCTTCATGTTGCCGACGGATGTTTTCGTGTCAGGCGGAATCTTGTCAATGAAGTATTTTTCAGTTGAAAAAGGGGCTTCTGCGTTTGGTTTGTTCTTCATCGGGTAGTGATGTTGGACATCGAGGATGTGAACGGGACGGACAGGTCGCGGAGGTTTGAAAAGGTCGGTTGTGAATTCGAGGCCTTTGAGGTAGTGTTCATCTCGGGGAGGAGAGTGATCGGGAACGTCACCGGAGAAGAAGTCTTGTAAGACGAGTTCTTCAGTTACTTCGTGGCGAATATAGCCGTGAAGGATCTGGGAGATCTGTTCAGGATAACAATATCGTCGTAGAGCATGTTCGACAGTAGTGCAGTGTTTGGCTGTAGCGTACGGATCGATTGTTGGTACATGTGGACGAAATTTTGAAAGTCGTTCAAGTCGGAAGTTGGTGAGTTCAGATGTTTCGTGAGGGAAAACTGTATCTGATGATAACTTCTGCATGATTTGTGAGGGTAGTAAAAACTAGTTAAGTTGCTAACGTCGGTGAGCTTTAAGAGGGGAGGCTCAAAGAAATTTAGAAAATTTGATTATATGGAAA